GTTAGTGACTACATACACTGGCACACCATTAGTTCCTAAAGGCTCTGGTAAGACCAAGGGTCCTTCTGCTGCACGTACTGTTACACAAACTAGCGTCAAGCAGTACACGCATGAAGAAGCCCAGGCTTATGCTTTGCAGGCGTTCCAGAACGCTATTGGTCGTGCACCTTCTTCGCAAGAACTTGATGCGTTTATGACTTCGTTCAACGCCGGTCAGAACCCTTCAACTACCTCTACCCATTATGGGGTTGGTGGCAATTCCATTTCAACCACTACTACTGGTGGTACTGACCCATCAATGTTGGCAGAAAACATTGCTGAACAAAACCCTGAGTATGAAGGTTACCAGAAGGCCACAACGTATTTTGATGCAATGCTGTCTGCTTTGCAGGGTCCTATGGGAGGTAGTGTCTAATGACTGAAACTAAGCCAATTACTGACCCTAATGATCCTAGACTTCTTGCAGAGTTAAAGAAACAACAGGCCGCTAAAGCTGCTGCCAAGAAGAAGCAAGATAAAGAACATAACATGGGTGGCGGTCAGCGTTGGGCTGGCGGTTCCCCTGTTGATGTTGCTAAGAATCTTCAAGAGTCTGCTAATGCCGCCAAGGTAAAGTATGGTGTTCAGACTCCACGCAATCCTTTTATTACTGCCTGGGATGCTGCTAAAGGTGTTTGGAACCGTGAGTTAGCGAAACAGAATCTTTCTGACTGGTCACAGTCTGCTGAGGGTGCTAAGACTAATTACGAGTCTGCTGTTAAGGATTGGATTTCTAACCCTAGCGAGGATACATACAAGGCTTGGCAGGATGCCGGTCACGCTTTGCACACTAACCATGTTGCTTTAGTTAAAGCTGAAACAGAGTTGCATGATTCGACCCATGCTGTCACTCCTGACCAGACCAAGCATGTTGGTTTTGATTTCACTAAGTCTGGTACGGGCAATTTGACTAAGGTCAGCAAAAATTCTGCTGGCACTGCATACACCCTTAAAGATGGTTCTGCTGTTATTTTTGGTAAGAATGGTGAGCAGTACACTGTTGACAAAAATAAGCATATTGTTGCCGCTGTCAATAAAGATGGTGTGACCATTCCTCCACCCAAGTCTTTAGTGACTACATCTAAGGGTGCTGGCAAGACTCCTCCTGCTCCTGTCAGTGGTGGTACTGGTGCTGCTGGTGGTAATACTTATGTCACAGTTAATGCACCTGCTGCTGCTCCTGAAAAAGATAAGAGCAAAGCTGATTGGGCTAAAGATTACGGTGTTCAGGCCGGTATGGTCGATAGTGTTCCTGAACTTAAAGCTTTGTTTAATCAGGCTGTTGCAACCAAAATGTCTGCTGAAGACTTTAAAGCAAAGTTTTACAACACTAAATGGTATTTGGCCCATAATGATGCTTGGCGTGTAGCCTATGGTGCAGAAAAAACTGACCCACCTTCATGGGCACATGAAACCAATCTTGCATCACAACTTGTGCGTAGCACCGCTATGGATACTGGTGTCAACCTTACCGATGATCAAGTTGCTGGCCTTGCAAAGCAAGCATTGTATCTTTCTGCCGGTTCATCAAGCCGTATTGATACTTCCATGCTCAAGAAGCACATTGTTGGTACGGGAATTATCACTGGCACTACTGGTGAAGCACTTACCGCTATTGACGCTTTGAAGGCTCATGGCGCAGACATGGGTGTTCAACATGATGATGTGTGGTACACGAATGCTGCACAAAACATTCTTCATGGTGACGGCAACCTTAACGGTTGGAAGAAGCAGATTAGTGACATTGCTAAAACAAGGTATTCTTGGGCAGCTGACCAGATTGATAAAGGCATGACTGTCAAGGCGATTGCTTCACCATACATAAATAGCATGTCTCGTATCCTTGAAATTCCAGATGGAAACATTGGCCTGAATGACCAAACTATCAACAAGGCTTTAACGAATGTTGACCAGACTGGCAAGCAGACTGCTGTACCACTGTGGCAGTTTGAGACTAGCCTTCGCAAAGATCCTCGTTGGGCTTCGACTAAGAACGCACGTGACACTGTTGATTCTACTGCCCGCAAGATTCTTTTTGACTTTGGACTGGTGAGTTAAATGATTGCAAGAGATACTGTTGGTTCTAGCGCATCAAAATCAACACCGGTAAATACTGATGTTACTTCACAAAATGCTATTGCTAATTTGACTAAAACTTTTGAAAATTATGGTCTTGGTTCTTTGGCTGCACGTATTGCCGAGTTCATCTACCAAGGCTATTCGGAAGACGCTACGTCTCTGCTATTGCAGGATGCTCCAGAGTACAAGCAACGGTTCGCTGCAAATGATGCACGACTCAAAGCTGGCCTGCCTGTTCTTTCCCCGAAAGAATACTTGGCTACCGAATCCACATACCGTTCTATTTTGCAAAATGCTGGCTTACCTAAAGGTTTCTATGATGACAAGTCCGACTTTGAACGTTTTATTGCTAACAACATTGATGCAACACAGTTGAAGCAACGTGTTGATGCTGCCGCTAAAGCAGTAGACAACACTGACCCTTACTACCGTGATGCGCTACAAAACATGTACGGTCTTGATGCCGGTCACATGATTGCCCACCTACTTGATCCTGAAGCTGCTGCACCACTTGTAGCGAAGCAGGCTAAGGCTGTTGAGTATGGTGCTGCTGCACTCCGTCAGGGTCTCGCTATGGGTCCTACAAGCCATTATGAGGACTATGCAGGCGGTATGGGTACTGGCGTTGGTGCTGAGGCTGGAATGGCTCAGATTGCCTCTATGACCCCAGGATTGAGTGCTTTGGCACAAATCAGTGGGAATCAGTACAATCAGGCTACTGCGGAGCAGGAAGTGTTTGGCGGTTTAGCATCGGCACAACGTGCACGACAGAAACTTACAGCACAGGAAGAGGCTCGTTTTACGGGTCGTTCTAATGTTGATTCTAAGTCACTTCAGGGTGACACAGCAGGACAATTTTAGTTCTGTTAGGGCGGTAATTGGTAAGCCTGAACTGAAAGCCACATGTGGACCAGTTCAGTACGTGGGTTCGAATCCCACACCGTCCACTCCAAACAGACCCACCGGCCCATGTTTGCGTATTAGAAGTCCGGTAGTGAAAGCAGATGACAAGTTCCCCTTCTTGTTGTCTCGGTTCGCGCTCAAACAATAAACGAAAGGGAGTGGCGTAATGGCCAACCAATACGACGATGATGACTTCGATGACGAGGTTGTTGATAACGGTCCAGCGAACCTTCGCAAAGCTCTGAAGAGGGCTGAGAAGGAACGTAATGCTCTTCAGGAGCAGTTGGATGCTGTTAAGTCTAACCTCCGCCAGCGTTCTGTCAAAGACGTTTTGGAGACTAAGGGTGTTAATCCTAAGATTGCTGCGTTTATTCCTAGCGATCTTGAAGCACCCGAACAGATTGCTGCTTGGCTTGACGAATACGCTGACGTGTTTGGTTTTGCTCAGGCACAGTCTGAAACGACGGAAACGTCTGAGAACGATGCGGCTATTCAGCGTATTGAATCGTCCACTAATAATGCGGTTACTCCTGGTCGTGATGCAGATTTGTTTAACAAGATTGCGTCTGCGACTACTAAGGAAGAACTTGCACAAATTATGGGACATGCTGCTCAACGTTCCCGTTAAGCCACATTAACCCAATTTATTGAAAAGGAGTAACTTAGATGGCAAACACACCTTATGGTTCATCTAATACTTACACCGACACTTCGGGAAGTTCGCTCGGTACATCACTTGTACAGGCAGCCTATGACCGTTATGTCGAATTTGCACTTCGTGCAGTCCCACTAATCCGCGACGTTGCTGACAAGCGTCCAGTACAGCAGGCTATGCCAGGTTCATCTGTCGTATTTCAGTTGTACAGCGACCTTAGCAAGAACATCAATGTTCTTTCTGAGACTGTTGATCCTGATGCTGTTGGCTTCGGTAACACCACTTCTGTTCCTGTTACTCTGAACGAGTACGGTAACGCTGCTCTTGCTACTCGCAAGCTTGAACTGTTCTCCCTGTCTGACGTTGATCCAGCTATTGCTGACATCATTGCGTTCAACATGGCTGACTCAGTTGATGAAGTTGCACAGAACGTGCTTCGTAAGGGTCCTAATGTTATCTACGGTACTGGCACTTCGACTGCCGGTGTTGGTGACACTACGGGGACTCCAACCATCACCTCTGCTGACGTACGTAAGGTTGTTGCCAAGCTTCGTTCAGGCAAGGCTGTTCCACGTGTTGATGACTTGTACTGGGCTGGTATTCACCCAGAAGTTTCACATGACCTCCGTGCCGAAACTGGTGCTGGCGGTTGGCGTGAAGCGCACGTCTACAACGAGTCTGGTGCAGGCGAACTATGGCCAGGTAGCATCGGCGTTTACGAAGGTGCTATGTATGTTGAATCTCCACGTCTGTACTCAGGCTTGGATGCAACTACTGGCGTTCAGAACTACGAAGGTGCAACTACTGCAACCACTATTTCTGGTGGAACCGGTACTGGCACTACGGACAAGATTCTGAACTTTGCTACCGCTATCCCTACCACTGTTCAGGTTGGATACGTTGTATCTGGCACAAACACTGCTGGTGGTGCAACTGCTCCTGGTGCTAACTCTGCCGCTTCAGGCTACGCTCGTGTTACTGCTATCTCTACTGACCGCAAGACGGTCACTGTTGATACAAACAACACTGGCACTGTTAACGCAACCATTACGTTCACTGCAACGAACAAAGTTTACCGCACACTTGTTGCAGGTAAGCAGGCACTTGCAGAAGCGATTGCGGAAGAGCCACACGTAGTCATCGGCCCTGTCGTTGACAAGTTGATGCGTTTCCGTCCAATCGGTTGGTACGGTGTCCTCGGTTTTGCTCTTTACCGTGACGCTGCACTTTACCGCATTGAGACTACCTCAAGCATCGCATCCTAATTTTAGGATAACCCTTGGTGTGTTACCCCTGTCTGTATGGGCAGGGGTAGCACTACCTCCCTACAAATTTTAAGGAGCCAGCAGATGACGCAATACTATTTCATTCCCCCAACTGTGGATGAAGGCCCTGCTGGTGACAACCGCCTGTTTTGGCGTTACAAAATTACTCGTGCAGATACGGTTATCAAAAATGCGGATGGCTCGTATTCGCATTACCGTGCGCCTGGTGTTGAGCAGCTTGCTCCCGGCACGGTCTTTTATCAAGGTGGACACATCTATCCGATTGATGAAGGCGAAAGACAAAACCTTATTGCATACGGTTACGGTTCACAGATTGTTACGGAGGATCAACTTTAATGAAACCAGGTAGATACAACTTTAGTTTCGTTCAAGGCGATACGTGGACTACTGCACCACAGTGGAAGATCAACAACATCTATGTGATTGTTACTGGCTACACTGCCAAGATGACTGTACGTAAATCTATTGGTTCTTCTAATACTGTGTTTGAATTTTCTACCGCTAATGGCCGTATTACTACAGGATCCTATGACGGTAAGTTTACTTTGTTTGCTTCTGCCGCAGATACTGCTTCTGTCCCTGCCGGTAACTACGTTTACGATTTTGACATTGTTTCACCATCAGGTATCTCTACCACTCTATTGTCTGGTGGTTTTCAAGTTATTGGTCAGGTAAGCCTGTGACTTCTTACAGCATCCAAACTACTTCTGTTGTTGAAATTCCTACGACAGTTAACATTATGGACTCTACTTCCGCATCGGTTGATGTGGTTGAAGTTGGTCTGATTGGCCCGCAAGGTTCTGTCGGCATTACTGGTGCTACTGGTGACATTGGTGTCGTATTTCAGGGTAGTGCTCCAGATAACCATTTGCAGTTGTGGGCTGACACTTCAACAAGCACTGCGCAGATTGCGGTCTTCGATGGTGGAACTCCTGCGGCACAAATCAACTCTGTGCGGATGCGTCGTGGAACTG